AAAAAAATTAAATGAAGAGATTGGTTTCCTATCATCTATAAACAAAAACATAGGACTAAATATTAAAGCTGTTAGATCAGAATTTGGTCGAGGCTTGAGAGACCCTTTAGGTGGTAATGTAATAGAACGTGTTGTATTTCAAGAGACTCCGTCTAAAGGTGCAAGTATTCCTGTAATAAAAAGAGCGGCTAAATCATACCTTGCGTTACCTGCAAATAATAGAAGTAACTTTTTAGCAAAAGATGGATGGCTTGCAAAAACAAATAGAGTTGTACAAGAGATATATATAAATGCTCTTCTATCATCTCCTGTTACACACATGGTAAATATAGCAGGTAATGCTGCGTTTCAATTCAAATCTCTTTTTGATACAGGAATAGCAGGAACAGTAGGTTCTATTCGAGTTGGAGCTAAAAAATTATTAGGTCAAGAATTTGATGAATATGATCGAGTTATGGTAGGAGAAGCTGCTGCCGAATTATTTGGTGGTCTGATGTCACAAGGAAATGCTCTAGCTTTGATGAGTAAAACTTTTATTAAAGGAGAAGCCCCAGACTTGTTAACAAAAACAGAATTAGAAGAAATGAGAGCAATAGGTAAAGAAAGAAGTGTTGGAGGTATAATTAAACAATTTAAAGAGGGAGATCATGTAGGCTCTTTCTTGAGTGCTATTGGTTCTGCTAACAGTATACCTGGGCGATTACTAGCGACAGGCGATGAATATTTTAAAGTAACTTCTAGAGGAAGGTACATATACAAAGAGGCTTATAAAGAAGCTATGACCAACTATCAAATTACAAGAAATGCTGACAATGGATCAGCAGAAGAAGCTATGAAATCTTTTAAAGAAACGTTAATTGATAGAATAGAAAATCCAACTGAAGCCACAATAGAAGGCTCAAAACAATTTGCAAAAAAAATGACTTTTCAACAAGAGTTAGGAAATAGTTTGCCAGAGAAAGGTGTAAAGGCTTTGATGGAAATTAGTCCTTTAATGAGGTATCTAATACCATTTGTTAGAACACCTACCAACATAATTAAAGAGGCACTAGGCTCAACCTTAAATGCAGTAAACCCAAAATTTTATCAACAACTCAGAAATGCTTCTGGCAGAGAGTTCGATCAGTTAGTAGGTAAACTTGTGGTCGGTAATGGTATAGCTGCTACTATGGTTGGTTATTCATTAGGATTAATGGGAGATGACATCAAAATTACAGGAGCAGGACCTTCAGCTAAAGGAGCAAAAAAATATTGGGATGCAGCTGGTATACCTCAGTATAGTATTGGTATAAAACAAGAAGATGGAACGTATGAGTGGACAAGCTATTCTCGTTTTGATCCTATATCTGGTATTCTAGCTATGTCTGCTGATACTGCGTACTACATACAAAACGAAGATAATCCAGATGCAATACAAGGAATCATGAATGCACTTACTGTAAGTATCACTAACTACGCAGGTCAACTTCCTTTTTTACAAGGAGTTTCTGATTTAACAAGAATGTTTGGTGACATACAATCCGACCCTATGAGAAGTAAAGATGCGTTACTAAAATTTTTAGGTCAAAAAACAGGTAATGTTGTAACTTCGCTTGGTAGGGTGGCAGGACCTGCGTCTGGTGTATTCCAAGATTATCTTGCAGAATATTCTGGTTTACCAATTCCTCCGAGTAGTTCTTCATATACAGCTACACTTGAGAGAGTTCAAGACCCTACATTAAATGAAGTTTATAAATTAGAAGACTTAGAAGTACAAAGACAATTACCTTCTTTTATGCGAGGGTTTTATATTGCATTGCAACAAGCTAAGTCTCGTAACCCAAGATTTAGTAAAGACCTATTACCTAAACTTAATTTTTGGGGAGAAGAACTTAAACAAACAGAAGGCAGATGGGATGAATATTTTAATCCATTTAAAAGAACAACGAGTAGAGGTGAAAGTCCGTTAGAAAAAGAGCTTATTAATTTAGCTAATAAAACAGGTAATGCTTTTGCAAATCATCCAAGAGCTTTTCTTGCAGGAAAACAACGAGTAGAACTATCAGCTCCGCTATACAATACCTATGTTAAAAATATAAATACTATTGATGATAGAGGTAGATTGCCAGATGATCCTGGATATAACTTTGAGTCTTCGTTAGTAAGAAAGTTGGAAAGTATTGTAAGAGGTGATGGAAGAATAGGACGAACATACCAAGAAACAAGAGACCCAGGAGATAGATATAGTATTCTCAATGCTGTTCTGACAAGTAAAAGAAAACAGGCAAGAGATAAATTGTACGAAGGCACAGACCTTGAGACACAAAAATTGAACTTTTATTTAGGCAGAGAATAGTGTATAAATTATATAGGAGTTTTTATGGCAACCTTCGACATTAACGACACCACCAGACGTGTCCAATATACAACCAATGGCTCACAAACACAGTTCGCTTTTAGTTTCCAGATCAATGCCGACAGTGAATTAAAGGTCATACTCGGTGAGACTACACTAACACTATCTGCAAACTACACAGTAACAATAGCCACTAACGGAACAGGTACAGTTGACTTTTCTTCAGCTCCTACTACAGGACAGAAACTAACCATCTTAGCTAACAAACCTTTATCGAGGGAGAGTGTGTATTCTACAGGAGCTTCGTTTACAGCAGCAGCACTAGAGACAGATTTCGATAATACCATTATGGTCCTTCAGCAATTTGAAGAAAAAATCGATCGTACCTTACAGTTACCAGAGTTTGTTACAGGTTCAACTCCGCCAAGTTTAATAGTTCCTTATAACGATACTGCCTCGGATAACTCTAATAAAGTAATTGGATACAATACAGCTGGAACTGCTTTAACATTATTAAGTAAGGGTGTCACGTCAGTAAGTGTTACTACGAATACCTTATCACCAGGATCGAGTGCGACAGGCGCTGCTAGTATCACTGGAGATGCATTGAGTCTAACATTGGGAATACCAACAGGAGCAACAGGATCTGGTATAGCTACACTTGCGGATGATACATCTCCACAATTAGGGGCTAATTTAGATTTAGTTACATTTGATATTGTTACCACAAGTAATCGAGACCTTGAATTAGCACCAAATGGAACAGGCCATGTAACAGTAAAAGGTAATACAAATTCTGGTGCAATACAATTTAACTGCGAGAGTAATTCACATGGACAAATAGTAAAAGCACAGCCTCATAGTGCAGGAGTAACAAATGAATTGACTCTGCCTCCAGGCGGCAATCAAGAACTTGTAGGTGCCACTGCTACACAAACTCTTACTAACAAAACAATTAATGTTTCACAATTAACAGGCACATATACAACCGCACAAGTTTCCAAAACAGAAACAGCTACAATATCTACTAGCAAAACATTAGACTTTGATGCTAATCAAAACTTTATTCTTACTCTAGGAAGTGGTGCAAATACTTTGACCAATCCTACAACTGAAGCAGGTAATGTAGGGCAAACAGGTGTAATGATATTTATACAGCCAAGTAGTGGTAGTGCAGGAACAGTAAGTTTAGGCACAGATTATGAAACACCAGCAGCAGGAGGATTAACTTTAAGTTCAACTAATAGTGCATACGATGTCGTACCTTATATAATAAAAGCTGACAACTCTATATTACTAGGTAGTCCTCAACTTGCATTTGGATAGAATATGTTTAGTAACGAATTATGGCAAAAATCTGGAGTTAGCACATACTCTATAGACCAATCAATTAGATTTAATGATGATGATTCTGCTTATATGCAAAGAACTCATGGTGCTGGTGGTAATGTAGATAAATGGTCATTAAGTTTTTGGCTTAAAAGAAGTACATTAGGTACAGAACAATATGTTTTTGGAAGTGGTGCTAATACTTCTAATACTTCTGACATATCGTTTAACACTAGTGATCAATTAGTATTTTGGTCATATATTAGTGCTTATCAAACTCGTTTAATAACTACTCAAGTGTTAAGGGATACAAGTGCTTGGTATCATGTACTAGTAGTATATGACTCTGGGAATGCCACATCTGGCAATAGAGCAATTATTTATATTAATGGCTCAAGAGTAACTGCTTTTGGAACTGAAACTTATCCATCACAAAATCAAGATGGAATTGTTGGTTCTAATGTTAACATTGGTTTTGGTAGGTATATATCTAATGGAAGTAATTATTTTGATGGCTACCTTGCAGAAATGCACTATGTAAATGGTTCAGCTTTAGCACCAACAGATTTTGGAGAATACAACTCATCTAATATATGGATTCCTAAAGAATATTCTGGCAGTTATGGTACAGGAGGATTTTTTGTTGATGGAAGAGATAGTGCTGACTTAGGAGATGATGAGTCAGGAAGTGGTAATGATTTAACAACAAGTGGACTTGCCTCACACGACCAAATGGCTGACTCACCTACCAATAATTTTAACACAATGAATCCATTAAACCCATTAAGTCATGGTACACTTAGTCAAGGTAATCTAACAAATGTTTTAAGTGGTGATGACCAATTTTATACAACACAAGAATTAGGTTTTAAATCTTATTGTGAAGTTAGAGTAGATGCACAATCAAATTATGGTGGTACATTAGGACTTGGAACATTTGGTGGAGATGATGATGATAACACTTTGGTATTTCAAACAAATTATCTTAGTGGTTATATATGGTTAAATGGTGGTAATGCTAGTGCTAATATTGGCGGAACAATAACAACAGGTGATATAGTAATGATGGCATATGACCCTACTACTAGAAAATGGTGGGTAGGTGTAAATGGGACTTGGAGAAATAGTGGCGACCCAGCAAATGGAACTGGTCAAGTATATCAACATTCAACAACAGATTTTGGTGAGGGAATAGGAGCTATTGTTTGGGGTGGTTGGAAAGGTTCTGCAAATGGTTTAACTGTAACATGGAACTTTGGACAAGATGGAACTTTTGGAGGACAAGAAACAGCAGGTGGTAATAGTGATGGTAATGGAGTAGGTAACTTTAAGTATTCAGTACCAAATGGATTTTTAGCAAACTGTTCAAAAAATTTAGGATCGTAGGAGGATAATATGGCAACACCAACAATACCAAATGGAAAAGATTATTTTAATGTAGTTAACTATAATGGTACAGGTTCAGACAATGCAGTTACAGGTGTAGGTTTTGCACCAGATGCAACATGGTTAAAAAGAAGAGATAGTGGTAGTGCAGATTGGGGTGTTTTCGATACATCAAGAGGTGTAACTAAAAATCTAAAATTTAATACGACAGATGCTGAAAGCACTGAGGTTAATAGTTTAAAAACATTTGGTACAGATGGTTTTACTGTAGGAAGTTCTGGTGATTATAATGGAAGTGGAGGAACATTTAGTTCATTTAATTTTTTATCAAATGGAGGCACAACTGCAAGTAATTCTGATGGTTCAATTACCTCAACTGTCCAAGCAAATTCTGATGCGGGTTTTTCAATCGTAAAATGGACGGGTACAGGATCAAATGCAACTGTTGGGCATGGGTTGTCAACTGCACCATCACTTATACTTGGTAAAGTTTTAACAACTACTGATAACTGGATTGTTGGACATCATAAATTATCTTCAACCCCTTGGAATAATGCTCAATTTCTTAATACCAATGGTTCTAATTATACTAATGCAGCATATTGGAACAATACTGCACCAACATCATCAGTTTTTACAACAGGAACTTGGTGGTATAGCTCGCAAGACTATGTTGCCTATTGTTGGCATGAAATTCCAGGATTTTCAAAATTTTCTAGCTACAGTGGCCTTGGGTCGGTTGATGGTCCGTTTATTTACACAGGATTCCGACCTGCTTGGTTACTGATTAAGCGAACAGATTCTAGCACTGGTGGTAACTGGTCAATGATTAATGATGTTACATATCCATCTAATCCTATTGGCTCACCTTTAATGACTGACTATGCAGGTGGTGAACCCGATCTTTCGGCAATAACTATGGATTTTCTGTCAAATGGTTTTAAAATAAGAAACACTTTAAACTCTAATAATGCATCTGGTGGCTCTTATATTTTTATGGCGTTCGCTTCTCATCCTTTCACAGGTGATGGTACTAGTCCTGTAACTGCTAGATAAATATGAATAAATATGGTATAAGGAGATATTATGTGGGCAATAGTTAAAAATAGTAAATTAGTACAAATTACACGAGGTAATAAACCTATTACTGTAGGTGATGTAACCCATCCAAAAGATATATTTAAACATTGGACTCAATCACAACTCAAAGATATTGGTGTTTATGAGTTTATATCTGGATCAACACCAGATAATAAGTTTGAAATTGCAACAACTACATCTTATAAAGTAGATGATTCTAAAGGTACAGTTACAGAAACTATTAATAAGAAAGATAAAGAAATAACTGATACTTTATATACTTCTCAAAACAAAACTGATGGTATTATTCCAGAAGGTAAAGATGTAGGAGATGTAGCAACTAAAGGTTTGAAAACCATATATACAGAACAAATACAAAAACAAGCATCTGGTTTATTAGCACCTACAGATTGGATGGTAGTAAGAAAAGCTGAAGATTCTAGTAAATCTATACCAAGTGCAGTTACTACATACAGGGCATCTGTAAGAACAGAAGCTGATAAAATAGTACAAGCAATAAGTGATTGCGATACTCTTGATAAATTAAAAGCATTGTTTGTTACAGAATATAATGAAGATGGATCTATTAAGACTAAAGCTACAATAAACACATTACCAGATGATGAAGATATTGAGGGTTATAAAAGATGATGCTTACTAAAAACCTTATTAAGTTCGGTAATTTTTTAATCAAGATACCTAAAGCTATGAAGGGTGTATGGGATAAGTCCGAGAATAGATGGGGGTATAGAAAGGAGAAGTAATGGCATACGGAAAAACAAAACCAATGACTAAGAAAAAGAAAAAGAAATGACTACATATATTATTATTAATTTAGTTTTGTGGATGATATTCTGATGAGATCATTAATGAGAAAGTTTAGGACAGTTCCAAAAACCAAGGGAGGAGTTCCTAAGAAATATGTGAGTGGTGCAAAGAATCCTAAGTCAAGAGAAGCTGAGATTAAACGTACAGCCAAACTCTACAAGCAAGGGAAACTAACACCTGCAATGATGGATAGAATAAGTAAACAAAGAGCAAGGGGGTAATATGTCTGCACCAGATAAATATAAAAAAATGTTTGGATCGGATAGAGCAAACAAGATCTATCGTAGAGGTTTAGGAGCTTATTATAGTAGCGGCAGTAGACCTAAGATGTCTGCTCATCAGTGGGCTGTTGCTAGACTAAAAGCTCATGCCAAGGGAAAAGCCACTGTTAAAAAAGCAGATGGAGATTTGTTTAGGAAGAAGTCATGACAACCAAAGCCGATAAGAATGAGATGAGAATCAGCAAGCATGAGGAAGTTTGTTCTGAGAGATACAAAAACATCCATGATAATATATCGGATTTAAAATCTAGAATAAAAAGACTTGAGACAGTAATGATGGCAAACACAGTAGCAGTGATAGTGGCACTCGTATCTGCGTTTATCAAGTTATGATTGATCCAATCTCAGCATTCGCAGCAGTTAAGTCTGCACATTCCGTTATAATGCAAGGTATTAAAATCGGTAAGGATCTTAGCTCTATGTCTGGCTATATATCTAGATGGGCAGTGGGCGAGGCTAACCTTGATGTCAAAGCAGAGAAGAAAGGCAGGAGTTTACTTGGACGATTCAGTTCCGTAGAAGCTCAAGCGATTGAAGCTCACCTTCGTAAAGAAGAACTTCGTAACATGAGAAATGAACTCCGAGAAATTTTTGCGTTATATGGTAGCCCAGGTCAATGGGAAAGACTACAAGCTGAGATAGCATCAGTGCGAGCTGAAAAGAAAAGACAACTGAAGGAAGCTGAACGTCAAGCAGAGAGAAGAAAGACAATAATTATAACTATTGCTGCAATATCTGGGCTATTGCTTTTTATTTATTATGAACTAAAATTATTAAAGATAATATGACAAACGAATTTTATACATTTACAGTTGAGGTTGAGAAGCATAAGTCGAAGAAACAACCTCCGACAGTGTGTATACGATTCTATGGATGTAATGATATGAAGGATGCTGAGAAGTTAGCAAAACATTTAAACATAATGCTGAATACTGATGCCGAGATATTTAGCGATCACTTTAACGTACACTAGGAGATAATATGTTAACAGCACTTATAGGACCTGTAACAGGTTTACTTGATAAGTTCATCGAGGATAAAGATCAGAAGAATAAACTAGCTCATGAGATAGCTACGATGGCTGATAAACAAGCACATGAAATTGCCAAGTCTCAGATCGAAGTAAATAAGGAAGAGGCAAAGTCTAGGCATTGGTGGATAGCAGGATGGAGACCTGCGTGTGGATGGATATGCACTCTAGCTATGGGATATCATTTTATCATTCAACCATTCCTAATATTTTTTTTAGCTTTATTCGGACTTAAGATGGAGATACCCACATTCGATATGGATACACTCATGACAGTTCTTCTTGGCATGCTGGGATTGGGTGGCTTGCGGTCATTCGAGAAACATAAAAAACTTACGAAGTAAAATGCAGTTATCCAAACATTTCAAGCTAGAAGAATTTACGAAAAGCCAAACCGCTGCTCGTAAGGGAATAGACAATACTCCTCCAGAGGATATCATTCCTAAACTTTCTTTTCTTTGCACTCAGATACTCGAACCCCTCCGAGAGAAAGTGGACTCCCCAATAATCATTACTAGCGGTTGGAGAACACCGGAGCTGTCTCTGGCTATTGGATCAAGTCAGATGTCTCAGCATTGCAAGGGCGAAGCTGTGGATATTGAATGCCTTTCATTGAGTACACTGAGTCTAGCGGAGATGATAATCAATCACTTTCCTTTCGATCAATGTATCCTGGAGTGTTATAAGAAGGGTGATATGAATAGTGGTTGGGTTCATGTAAGTCTGACCTCTGGTGAGAACCGAGGGGAAGTATTAACATTCGATGGTAAGCAATATCATAAGGGTCTGCTAGTGTAATGTCTGAAGTATCTACAGGGCGAATCGGTGAACTGATCGCAGCTCTTAGACTAACTCAGATGGGTATCGAGAATACTATCAGTCCACTCAACGGATCAGATATCATTGCGACCACCAAAGGTAAATTATATAGAGTGCAAGTCAAAGCGCGGAGTGTTCCAGATAGTTCCAGACCTACACATTTTATGTGGACTACGAGTTACTCAAGTAAGAAGAAAGTTCCGTACACCAGAGAGCATTGCGATATAATAGCACTCGTATCTATTCCTCATGAGAACGTATACTTTATACCTGTAATACATCAGACAAGTGTTACTAGACGATTAAAGGTAGAAATATTTGAGGATAAAAGTATAGCCTCCTCCACATGGGAAAAGGCTATAAGTGAGTTAGATAACTCGGATGGATCGAGCTAGTCCTTTGACCTTCGATATTCTATTTTCTTTTTCAAGATTAGATAAAGCCAACTGAACTGCTGAACGTGTATTATGATTCAAGCTATCAGCGATCTCACTTTGTGTAGGAGGAAATCCATTGCTCGATACATACGATATAATAAAGTCATAGACACTTTCTTTTAATGGCTTAGTCATCTTCAAACCTCTTCACCCTCGCATCTACTTCCGCAAGATCATCTGGTTTTTCTTTTCTCATGATATCCATGATCGGTTTATTCTGCTCAAAGAAAGCTCCTATTGCCATAAGCCTTTGGTCTTTAGGTTTCTCTTCGTAGGTTTCTACTGTCCATAACCATTTATTTATAGACTGAATAGCAGTTTCTATGTCATCAAAGTGCTCAGACTTGTTACCAGGATACGATAGTCTGTATTTAGCATTCTCAGACCTCTGGATAGCTTCTTTTAAATCTTGGTTAGTACGAGTCGACTTACCCCCTTTCTGCTCACTGACAGGCAAATTAGAGGCTTGTTCATTGCGTTGAGCAGTGTCCATCTCATTAGCCGAGGCATATTCACCTCCAGACAGACCCAAACTTGATAAAGCTCTACCGATTGCACTTGTCTCGGCATTTTCTAAGGCAGAAGTTTTGTTAACATATCCTGCTCCTCGAAATTCTTCTGCATATCCAGACCCAATAATGTCTCCTTCTAGACTTTTTATTATAGCTTTGACTACAACTCTTTTACCATCGTCAACTTTTAAAAAAGTTTGTATGCCGTAGGTAGTACCAACGTGCCTTCTAAACACTTCTACTCGGTGAACTACTTGAGTATATTTCTTACCACCTTTCTGAGTTACACCATGTGTTTTATTAAGTGAGGATATCTCCTCCATAATTTTTTTAAGTTCATTCATCCTTGATCTCCTTAATTGTTAATTTGGTATGACTAGTTTCTGGTTTAGCTGCTACGACTTTCTCTGGTGTAGCTTTTCTAATTACAGTATCTACTGCTACCTTTTTATTATTAATAGTAACGTACTTCACATTCTCGGATTGCAACATAGATATAATTGAATCTCTCATGACATTCTTTTTATCCGTCCATTCCTTGATCTGCTCAATAGCATACTCATGATTGTTGACTAAATCGGTCAACTTATTCGCAGTTTTATGTTCCGTCCAATCGACAAAACTTTTCTCTGGCTCTTGGTCATCATCATAGGCGAGATTATTATCGACCTTGTTCCAGAAGTCTTGGACATATTCTATGATAGTGTTTTGTAAATCAGCGTCACCTTTAAAGACGAACATCTCGAACTTGAGACGTGGACCGAGCTTGCCGATTATCGCCCACTTAAATCCAGAGCATAACATCTGAGCCTGGACTTGTAGTATATTCTCGTATGTGGGAGGACCATCATTGTATCCTTGAGTCTTGATCTCACAACATCCCTTGCCCTCAAGCATAACGACCTCGCCTGTCTGAGGATCTTCAAAAGGGATAGCTCCGCCATGAACTTCGAGGACTCCATCCAAGGAAGCTGCCATACGATACTTCTCCAGACGATAGGCCTTAGTCGGTTTAGTTAATGATACCCATTTATTCATCACGTTCCTCCGCCATTTTATCAAGTTTATCTGCTACCCATTGGAGCAATCCGTCCTCAAGGTAGTTCCCTCGATCCGCTGCATCTTGGAATCTAGTAGTATCCATCTGGATAACATCCGGATTCTCTCTGATGTCAACGAATCTTTGACGAAGACCTTCTCTGGTCATGCCGAAATCATTCTTACCTAGAACGACTACACCGATCTTAGAAGCTCCGATCTCGAATCCGTCTCTGCTATATTTATTCTTGGGGGTAGACATACGGAACCTCCTCTATTGATCTCATGTGAACCTCGTAACAAGCATCGTCCAAGGCACAACCGACAATCATAAATGCATATAACATAAACATGATTACGGCTGCATAGAATATGATTGGAAAAAAATCGTAATACTTCCTTACGAATCGTCTTAGTTTATTTAAATAAACACTCATAATATCTCCTTTGTTAAAGTGTTTGAAGTCTATCTAATGCACGTTTTACAGTAGAAGCAGACCATGAACTATTTCTAGATGTCTTTACACTTCTTGCATTAAGATAGTTTGCCATGCCGAGTAAAGACTCGGAATGATTCTGTGCATCCTCCAGATGTATTCTGATCTGACCAATGTAAAAGTTAGCCTTCTCTTTTCTGGATTGACTAGCCTTGGCTCTCGCCTTATCCATGAACCCATGAACACCGAGCTTAGTCATTTTGCGATTTGTAGATTTAGTAATGTAATATCCTTTGTCAGCTATCGAGGCTTGCATCTCTTGGCATTTCTCTTTTTGTTTCACTGATAAATCTCTACGATATTGGTCAGACATAATTGCATTCATACCAAACATAATTCTATTTTTATCTTCAGTGATCTCTGGATTATTACACACCACTAGTTTAAAATTTTTATCATCTCTAAACTTCATCATGTCGTAGTCGAGACGACCAAGCCTTGAGATATCAGAAACATAAACTGTAGTTCCTTTGGGAGCTTTCTTTAAAACTGATCCTAAGTTTGGTCTATCAAGGATGGGCACTCCACCAGAAGTACCTATATCCTCAACATATTGAACGTCAGTAATATTATGTCTCTTAAAATAATCTTTGAGTATGAACATCTGCCTAGCTTTTTCAGCTGCACTGTCACTCAATCTAATTGCTGCTATATTCCACATTTATCTACTCCGTCATATTTTTTGTTAATAACAAGTTTCATTGCATCTTTAAGTGACATAAATGGAGAATGGTACATTGTCTGTTCAGTTTTAACCCACTTGTTAACACAGTAAACACCATTGCCACAAATTTGAATTGTTACAGATTTATCTTTTATATACACATACTCATCATCTGTAAGTGTGGGTTCATCAGACTTTATTAATTTAAAAAGATTTCTCATTATTTACCTCGTTAGTTGTGGGGGCAACTTTTGGTGTACCCCCTTGACCATTTAATTAGTTCTTCCAACTTGAGTATTCTGGAGCTATAATGCTTTTAATGTACAAATCTTTAAGTGTGTTTAACACCTCAGAAAGACAAGGACC